GACGTCAGAGGCCATTTTCAGGGATCCAGAAAAACAGGGGCGCATGGCCCCTGCGTGTACCGACCACTTCGCCGCGGGTCAGACCAGATCGGCGAGGGGACCGCCCCGCTGCCGCTGCCGCTGCTTCGGCTTCTCAGCCGCGGCTTCCGGATCGAGTTCCCCCGCCGGGGTGAACCAGGATGCTGCGTACCCTTCCGGGACGTCGAACTCGTCGCCCGGCTGGCGCAGCTTGCCGAGAAACCCCGGCTTGAGGGCAACGACTTTCATCTCTCGCCCCCCTCGTCAGGCGATCTTCGAGCTGTCCGGCTTCGGCACGTTGAGCTGATAGCCTGCAACGATCTGCGCCGAGAACTTGCCGGCCGTCAGCGGGCCGGTGGCGACCGTGAAGTAGGCACGCAAGTAGCGGCGGAGCCTGATTGGCAGGGGGATGATGTGCTGGTAGCCAGCAACCAGCGTCGCCTTGCCGATGGCCGTAGTAGCGGCTACGTCGGCGAAGCTGGAGTTGTCCGCAGAATCCTGCAGCGAGAATGTGACGGTCGCCGCACCAGAAGCCGTCGCGGCCTCGTCCGTGGTGATGACCATGTATAAGTCGGCGGCGCCCAGGTCTGGCGTCGTCTGGCCGGTGTCGATAACATCCGTCGAAGCGGCCGACGACGTGACGGCTTGTTCGTTGGAAACCTGCAGGGCCTTGTCGATGATCATGGGTGTGTCCTTTCAAGAATCGTTATCAGGGGGCGGTTCCCCCCGCCCCCGTCTGTGCTGCCGCTGCGGGTTAGGTGACGCGCGCCTCGGTGAGCAGGAGGGCGTCCGTGCGCCGGCATGGGATGCCGTCGAACGTGACGACATGACGGCCCGCGACGGATTCCAGCGTCAGCGTGGCCGACGCAACCTTGTTCGCGATCTGCCGACGCAGGAAGCTGCGAATCTTCCGCGGGGCGTAGAATACCGCGCGCCCCATGCCAATGTTGGGGATCAGCTCAATGGCCTGCGTCATCAGGTCGATCAGATCGGCGCCCGAACCGGCGTTTTTCGTGAGATCCGACACGTCGATGTTGCAGACGCGCACGACATAGCGCCAGTCGCGCAGCGTGAGGCCGACGTCCCACTTGTAGTGCGTGCGGTAGCCTTGGTACCGGCCGCCGGCTGCGTCGGTCAGGGTGTCTTCGCCAAGATCGCGCGACTGCAAGCCCACGGGCGAGCCCTTCGGGTAGATCGCGTGGCAGGTATTCGGCCCCCACACAACAAGCCAGACCGAAGCGTTGTCGCTGCCCGTGCCGCTGGCGTCGATGATGTTGATTGCGTTTTCAGCGGACAGACTGTTGTAGCGCGGCGCAAGCCCGGTGAACTTCTCGGGGTCGAGACTGCTGTCGCCGTAGAACAGCGTGGTGGCGAGCGTCTGGTTCAGACCTTCGATGAAGGCGCGGTCTTCCGACAGCCGCCACGCCGCCGAGTTGCCGTTGAGGTCGGCCAGGGCCTTGTCTACTTCGGCGTAGGTTTCGAGCATGCCCATGCTGTCCTTCACCTGCACGGTGCGGGACTTCTCGGGCTGCACGCCGTAGTTGAGCTTCCGCCACGTGCCGGTCGGGAGGCCGGAGCGCACGGTGGTCTTGTGCTCGGTGAAGCCGTTAGCCTCGATGACGGTCATGTCGGCGAGAATCTCGTTCGTCTCACTGAGCATCTCGACGATGTTTGGATCGATTTTGCCGTCCGGCCCCAGGCGGGCGGCGATATCGGCAAGGGTCGGGTTGGTGCTGGTCAGGGTTGCCATAGGTACTACTCCTTACGGGTTCATGTTGGATGCCGCGTACAGCCGGCGTGCGTCGTTGCGGTTGTCCTGTCCGCCCTGGCCGGTGACGACCTTGTCGTCCTCGCTGATCGCCTTGCCCACCCGGTAGAACGCCCGGATGATCTCGGGATGGTTGCCAAACCCGGACTCGTTCAACAAGGTGCGCAGCTCCGGCGTGGCGAAGGCGTCGAGCGCTTTCTTCGCGGTGCCAAGGTTTTCAGCCAGTTGCTCGCCGCCGAATTCCTTGTCCGCCTCGGACGAGGCTCTCCACTCGGCGCGGGCGGCTTCGATCCGTTCCGCCTGGCGGGATTGCAACAGCGGCGCCATGCGGTCGAGTACGGTCTGCGCCCGGTCCTGCGACAAGTCCAGTTCCTTCGCGACATCAGCGAAAGCGCCGATGACGGCGTCGTCGAACTGCATGCCCTCTGGGACTTGGAACTCGTAGCTTTCCGGTGCGCCGGCAGGTTTGGCCTGCGCAGTGCCCGCGGTCGGCGGGTTGCCGGCATCCCCCGCAGCAGTAGCGGGCAGCCCAGCGTCTGTTGCGGATGCAGGCGCGTCGTCGGTGTTGTCAGCCGCCAGCATCGTTTCGTTGCTCATCGTTTCTTTCCTTCAACATTGCCAAGTAGCTATCGGGACACAGCCGTTTGGCCATGCGCTCGTTGTACTCGCCCTCGACCTGCATCCCGCTCGTGAAGGCCATAGTCAGCGCGTTCGTGCTGAAAACACAGTCTCCGGCCCTCGAACGTCGGATTATCCCGTCGACGATCCGCCGGCCACGGCGGGTGTGCATCAGCCACGTGAAGTCGGCTTCTTCCGTCTCGCGCTGCAGCTTGTCGTGCAGGTCGATGTCGGCCTTCGCACGGGCCAGGCTGTGAACATCGGTCGGGTCGTATCGGCGCATACGCGCAGGTTATGCGTGCCGGCCGGCGGTACGTGCACCGAGCGGTCTGGTCACTACGCGAGGATCCGAGCAGCAGCGCCAACAGGCAGAACACCGTCGGCTTCGAGCTGCGTGATTGCCTCAGACGCCTGCTCCGCGAGGAACGAGATATCGCTATCAGTCGGAGACAGCACGAGGCACTGCGCAAGAACGGAGTTGCCGGCCACCCACGCTGCAGCGATGGCCTCTTTCTCCGGCTGCGTCAGGCGGGCGGTGATCTGGCGCTGCGTCAGCTCAACCGGCGGCGGATACTGGCGATCGGATCCAAGGCTGGCCCTCCAAGATTTCGGATTCGGTGGAGAAAACACCCAGCAGACATTGTATTGCGGATCTCCGCCGTCGGCGATGACTGCGGCGCGGGCTTCCGCTTCGGTTTGGAAGTACATCAGTGACATGGCTTTATCCCTGTGGTCGGTGGTGCGTTGGAATACTGGCCCTTACGGGTCCATCCCACTGCCGGCGACGAAGATAGCATCCATCTCGGCAATACTCTGCGCGTTCGTCATGGCTCCCTGAATCGCAACGCGCAACGCATTAATGTTCGCATCGGTTCTGCGAATAGTGGCGTTGTGGTAGCCCCAGTAAAGCCGCTGGGAAAAGTTGCCGGTCGGGGCGATTTGATCAGCAGGGTCTTTCGCATCAATCCCGACTACCCCACGTATGTACGTCTGGATAGCCTGACATCTCGCACGACCTATGGCATCCGCGCCGCGAAGCAATTGCAGGGTTGTCAGTACGATTGATCGCGGATCGACAACCGCTTCTGCCGGGGGCATATCTTCGCCAGTCAATACCGTGATTCTTGCCCCCTCCAGGATAACCCTAGGTTGCGGTGTTGCTTCTGCGGCTGCTTTTCCAGTAGCCGTGTTTGGGAATTTATCAATTGCCATGATTACGCTCCGTACTTAACTGAAAAATCCCGCAACCATCCGCAAAATGACGTGGCATTAGACACGGTTTGGCAGGTCAATACGAGCGTTTGATCGACTGAATGGTCTATTTCAGTAACATCGCCACTGATACCGCTACCACCGAGTCCGACATAAGAATCCAGACGAACCCCATGCTGCATGTTTTGCACACCAGCATTTTGTTTGAAAAAATCAAAATCCTGCATGTACGAAGACGATGTGCGCTGAATAGACGCAACAGTAGTAGTTCCCACCTTAAGTCTAATGTTTCTCGCTGACGCGGAGCTAGGGTGCCTGACAGAAACCAACGCCCGCCACAACCCATTCGGCCCCATGCTGCCCCCCGGAAACACGATACTCGTTGCTACTATTTCGCTAGTGCTCTGCGTAATCCTTCCCGGTGTCAAATTTGGATGCTGAGTTGGAGAGGATGGGATTGTTGGCGTCCCCATACCGGGATACGTTTCCTGGAACACTTCGCCGTCCGTATCCGATGTCATACGGAAAAAGTACCAGCCACCAGAAGCCAATCCCCCGGCGCTTGCTGGGAGATACATGTACCCCCCGCCAGGGCTCTTTACAAAGTTCCAAAAGCTTGTGAAAACGGCAGCACTAAGCGTGAAAACAGCATTTGTACCGCTAAAGCTCAGCCCTGTGGAGCCGCCGTCCCCGGCGAGAATCACAAAAGGGATGCCGGATTCAAACAGCGTCTGCGCAAACGGGAACCGCTCGCCCCCTAGCGCGTCCTTGTACCCAACGACGTTTCCTGTAGCGCTGTCCTTCAACCACTCGATACTGCCGTCGATAATGGTGCTGCCCATTTTCGTTGCTCCTGTCAGGTATAGCCGCTGAACGCGCGGGTAACGTCCGTCAGCGCGTTTGGTTTCGTTGTGTCGACACTGCCGAGCTTCTGTGCCGCGTCGGCGCCTTGCTGGAGCATCGCCACCTGCTTCTGTGCCGTTGCCGCCTCGGCCCGTTGCTGCCGGATCAGCGCCACCTTGTCGCCCGGCACGACCATCTCCGGGTCGATACCCAGCATATCGGCGTAAGCGTCCGCCCAGCGGTCGGCGTCGAGCTTGTCAAGAACTTCCGGCTTCATGGCAGCGACGGCACCGACGTTGCCGACGAAGCGATCGACAGAGTTCGTTGCGATGGCCCGCTGCGCCTGGGCCAGCATCCCGAAGAATTCGACGTTCATCTCCATGCCCTGCAGCTCCTCGGGCGGCGGCGGCACGAGGTTCGCCGCGACCATCTTGGCGAAAGCGAGTTCGATCAGCGGGTCCAGGATTTCGTTGTGCATGCGCTCCAGCACCGGGCCGAGCATCAGCAGCTTTTCTTCGTGCCGCTCTGCCACTTCGGTCGCAGTCATTTGCGTGTTTGCGCCGTTGGCGAGCATCAGGAACAGGTCGGCGTAAAAGCCCGCCCGGATGCGCTCGCGCACGTCCTGAATGTCGGCCAGCAAGTGCGCCAGGTCAAGGTCGCTCTGGTACGCCGGCTTGATGCCGCCGGATGCCCCCGCGACATCGACGAACGAGATGCCGCCTGGCAGCACGTCGATGTCGCGCGCCTTCATCGTCGCCGGTACCTGCAGCGCGGGCTTCGTCTTCGCGTCGATGCACTCCGCCTTGCGGAGTTGCTGGTGCTGGAGCTGCTTGATATCGCCGAGCACTTCCATACCCGGCGAGTTGCCGTAGATGTCGCCGCCGGCCACCGCCCAGCGCGGGCAGAGCGCCGGCATATCCCGGAAACCCGATTCGCGAAGGAACGCGCCCCCGTCGCAGGCGACTTCGAAGTAGGTCGATCGCCACGGCATGTTCTGCGCATCGCGCCGGGACGGATCGCGGTCCCGGCGCGGTTCAACCGCATGCATCACCGTGACCCACTGATCGAGCGCGCCCCGGTCGTAGAGGTTGCGCACGGTGTTGCTGCACTTCCGCTCGCCGAACTCGCGCACGAGCTGGCCGACCGTCTGCTGGAACTCGCGGTATACCGTGTCGACGCGCCCGCGGCTGCCCGTAGCGATTGCGTATTCGCCGACAGTCAGGACGTGGTGGTGGATGACCGTGTCGAAATCTGCGAGTACGATACTGCTAGCCGTGCCAAACGCGCCAAGCTCCTCATACATCGCGTGGAGCGCGCGGTACGTGTTGGATTTCGCAAAGACCATTTGCATGATGCGCGTGACATCGGCCAGCCATGCTTTGACCCCCGCTGACTCGTCAAGCTCCGGATCAGCGGTCGTCAGCCTGAACCACGGCCTCGCCGGGCTGGTCATCCCGGCCATCATCCCGGCGGCGAGCACGCGCAGCGCGCGCGTGCCGGTCGAGTCATAGATCGCGTTGTGCCGCTTCTCGCCGCGATTGCGGTCGGTCGCCAGGAAGCGGCCGGCCCGCGGCAACAGGTAGTCGGAGATCTCGCGCCAGTGCGAGAGCCAGCTCGATCGCTCCGCGCGAAGGTCGGACCAGCGCTCACACAGCAGTCGGCGGGGATTGCCGTCGGTGGGAAGCATCACATGCCCAGCAGCGTGGTGCGGCCGAGCTGCAGCGCGTCTGGCGATACGCCTTGCGGCCCCGTCAGCATGGTGCCGGAAGGCCCACCACGCCCCGCCTGCGCCGC